GACCATTGACGCTAGCAGAGCGAGTGTCTTTTAAGTCAACAATAGCAGCAGAGATGCCGCGAACATCGCCAGTTGCAGGACCATCCCTCATTGTTGCGTCAATCGGATTAGTCTTAATCTCAATCGTAAACGGGATGCCAACGTAGAAGGTTGAGTATCCAGTAAACGATGAGACGCTAACCGATCCGCTAGCCACAACCTGAGTGCCAAGGTAATCAAGGCGACCAGTGCTAGTAGCTGCACCCACGATATGAACCGTGCTGCCATTCTCAAAGAGATTGGTCATGCTAATCGTTGGCCCAGCACCAGAGGTGTAGCTGTCCAAACCAACATTACCGATGAACTCGCAAAGCTTTAGGTATCCACCGCACCAGACAGTGGCAAAAAGCCGATCATCAACTGCGGCCACAGTTCCAAACGCACCAGATGCCGATTCCCACTTAGTCCAGCCAGCCCGCTTCTCAGCGCGGTTAGAGCCAAAGACAGAGAGATAGCCAGACTTGTTCACCATCGCCACATAGGACTCGGCTTCCTCAAAAGCGCCATGAACCACATCCATGTCGATGGGGTCATTTAGCAAATGAGATGCAATCGTAGAGACGGATGTAGAAGTGTAAGCATCTTCTGTATCAGTGTAGAGATACTCACGCACTACGTTGCCGCCAGTTTGCACAAACATCGTCGCACCATCCATCGGGACGGGCGTGACAAAAGTTGTGCCGTAGGGTGTCTGCTTTCTAATCTGCGCGTTGCTTGGCGTGATAACCTGATTCAAGAAGGCCGGAACATAAAGCTCCGAGGCATCCGTGAAGATTTGCAAGTCACGGCTTGAGACCATGTAGCGAATTTCGTTCACATCACCAGTTGCGGCAACAAGATTGAAAGCATCCTCGTCTGAGGCATCATTGAAGTCAAAGTCAAAGAACTGACCAATGCGGCTAAACCAGAGTGTATCCGGCTCTTGGATCGTGCCACCAAAGACAAGACGGTTTTCGTGGAAGGCAACGGCGGCTGGATACCCACGCACCGCTGAGAAAGACTGCTCATCCCACTGATCGGTTGGTGCATGAGTTACCAACTTAACCAAGCCGCCGCCATCTTCTGACGAGTTAGCATTCGCTCCGGCAGTAATAGTGTAGGTGTTATTGTTGATGATCGTGCCAACAGTTCGAGCGCCGTTAATCTGAGCAGCGTTGATGCCACCAACAGCGGATGCACCCTCAATGGTAATCGATTCACCACCAGCAAAGCCATGATCGATGTGCGTGACTTCAATCACAGCACTATTATCTGTCGTGCGAAGTGGATTTAGAATCTCCAAGCGAATGCGAAGAGTCCCAATGATGTCACCCCTTGCCTGCGTAGAAGACTGAACGCTAACAATTTCAATCTCAGTGTCGCCATATCGAAGAATGGTGCCAACATGCTTAGAGCTTAGATAGTTACCACCAGTCACAGTCCCAGTCGTATCAAAGTAAGGTTCGCTCACAGTCAATACGATATTGGTCCCAGTCGATGCAGCAGGATCAAGCGTCACATTGTGACGATGGAACACGCTATAAGGCTGATAGGTCTGTGAGTCGTCTGCCCGCATGTCAAACGTGTAGGGCGTAATCTCAAAGCTGGTTAGCCCAGTACGGATCAACATCCTTGGCATGAACAAAGGATGGCAGATGAACATCACATCGCCATACTGAGCATGAGTGTATTGATGCAGGTAATCATCATCAAAGGGCAGGGCATCACTGTTGGTGTCCGCAGTTAGCGTTGACACCAAGCTCAACGAACCATTGGTAATACGGAAGCAGCGAACCTTCTGATGCTCAAGAGAGATAAGATACTTCTCATCGTCCGAGAAAACAAACGGAGCAATGTAAGACTGAAACACCTTGCTGGTGTCCTGAGTGATGTCATTGAACCGATAATGGTTCTTGAGGCCCGGGCGTTTAATCAAGCTACCCTCAGCCATCACAACCATGTTCTTCAAGCTCTGAGCAGAGGCGTTATAGACAGGGCTATCGGTCCGCATCATTGCAGAACGACTCACCTCACCATACTGAAAGCTATTGATGGGGACGCGAATCTTCTGCATCAGCTACGCCTTTGAGCAATGAACCTCGAAGTGTTGAGCTTGCGCGTGGTCTGCTGCTGAGAGTCAAGACGACGAGCCTGCATCATGTAGATATTAGCCTTCTGCTCCATGAGCGAGGCAAGCTGAGCATCCCGCGCAACAGATACAGCCAGTATAGCTGCCATTGAAAACTCCACAGCGATGGTGAAGTAGGCAGGCCAGTTGGCTTCAACGGCGCGGAAAACATAGTCAGCAATGACAGTATCAGCAGCCACTGCATTGCAGTAAGCCTTGTCACCGTAGATGTCATACTCAATTGGCAGATCATTTACAGTAAGAGCGTTCAGCATAATCATGCCAGACGGAAGCTGATAGGCCGCGTCGAAACGGCCAGTTGGCGCAGTTGCAATTCTGTTTAGAACTGACTGATTTGTGGAAAAGCGCCAGCGAGTATTGGTTAGAGAGGCCCGTGCAAGGTCTTCATACATTGCTTCGCAGACATCAGCTTCAACCGTTCCGTCCTCGAATGAAGAAATGGCAGAACCACCCATTAGAATGGAGGCGCGGGAGCATACTTTGATTGCGGTGTTTGCGGGCATGTTGGGTTAGGGGGGCCGAAGCCCCCCTCTCCTTTCTTAGTCGGTGTCAGTGGCAGTGATAACCACGCCATCAGTCACGTCAACAACGCCGCCGCTGTTTGCATTGACATACAGGTGGCTCAGCACCGGGGTTCCACCAGTCGAACTCAGAGTGATGATAACATCATTGAGGCCGAGCATGTTTGACGAGGCGTTAAAGTAACCAGCGGTATTTACCGTGGCAACAGTATCGGTCGTGGAGTAGTGCCACAACGACACGCCCGAACCACCACCAAGGCGAGTCAGATTAGCTGCATCATAAGCCATTTCCGTTCTCCTTCTTAGTTGTTGTCGAGCAGTTCGTAGATGCCGTTGCTATCGATAACGATAGCGCCCATCGACATCATCGAAGTTGCAAGGTGCGAGACTTTCTCAGGCACATAGTTGATTTCCGTCTGCACATCGGCATTGATGCCGAGGCCGACCGACGAGGTGTGGTAGGCAAGGTTTTTGCCAGCCGTAACCGCCGAGGTCGAGAAAATCTTGAAGCCCAAGAATTCCTTCATGGTCATGCCGCCAGCAAACGGCAGGTTCTGCGGGCCAACATAATCCGAGGAAGCAAACTCGGTGATGTTGAAGAGGTCCGCGAAGCCCTTCGGGTGCATAGCGATATAACGCTGGCCATCTTCCGGGATGTCGGCAGTGCCGAACAGCTCGAACAGCGACAGCATGTCAGCCTTGTCAACCGCAGCGCCAGTCGAGTTGACTTGGGTTGCGTTTGCGCCAGCGTCCATAGCGGTAATCAACAGCTCGTCGGTCTTGCGACCCAGAGCAGCAGCAGCCGACTGAGCAACAGCCTGACGCTCGTTGATGTTGATCTTCAGCTCGTCCAGCTTGTCGATGTATTCGGCGGCGTAGTAGTCCGCCATCGTTGCTTCGACGTAGGTGTGAGCCAATTCCATCGGAGTGACCATACCATTGCGGGATTTGGTCGAGGCAGAGCCAGCGCCGATTTTCTGGAAACGAGCAGACGAACCCGTCACGTTGGTCGTGCGAACAGTGTTCCGCAGTTTGGAACCCATGCGCTGATACGCCATGTGAACTTCGGTTTCGAACTGCTTGATGAAGGCTTGATCGATAGTGTTTGCCATTTTCAAGGTCCATGTTGAAGTTGCGGTCGGACGGGTATCCGCCTTCTCACTTCAACGAGGGTGTCCTTGCGGGCCTCTCAGTGCAGCACGGGCCGTGATGTCACAGTCTCACCAGATTTTACCTGTGGGCTGCAACGCACAAAACGGATGACCACTTGTCCATTTGTATTTTGAATAGCACGTTCTGGCAAAAAGCCAAGAGAAACTAACCACTGGTGGATCATCTCGTTCTCTGTCCAAACATCACAGGTCAGGCGCGGATGCAGCAGGTTGTAAAAGGCCATCAACTTGATTGAAGCTCTGGCAAAACTAATCCAGTGTTTACGCATGTCCTTGCTAAACATGGCCCACATAAAGCCGTGATCTGGATCAATGCCAGTCACGGCCAATGCCTGACCATCCTTTTCCACAGCATAGACCAAAGGGTTGTGAACGATTGCCTCAAGCGATTCGAGGGGCGACCGCTG